CACGTGGGCATGGGGCGCTTACATGCTGTGGCACAGCTTGACCTCTTTCGAGCCAGGATGGACCCAAGAGGATGACAATCGCCTAGCGAACACGATCCGGGAATTTCGATAAACTCTATTATGTCAAGTGACGTTAATTCGACACCACAGAGCGCGGCAACGCGAACAAATGAAGATTGCCCGTTTGAACGATGACTGGAGCGCGACCGCGGAATGTCGCCGTAACCAAATCTCCGGTTTGCTTCACTTCGCAGGTATGATCGAAATCCATCATCCGTTTGTCGAGCAGCGCAGCAGATGGGCCGCCAGAGCAATCCCGGCTTTGCGGGATGGTAATCAATGTACTGCCATCGCCGAGTTGCGCGGTGTAACCGTAACTGCCAGCAAAGGCCGGCGCGCAGGCGAGCGCGAGTGTAGCGAGAAGAATCTTCATGTCACCCCCAATAGGAGGTGACATTATAGATCGGAGGATTAGCGAACTCGACGTGCGCGGATGAACCCGGTTCCAGTCGCAGCGCCACCAGAGAAGAACGCTTCGCCGACCAAATAGACAGTCGTCGTCGACGCAATGCTGATCCGCGCCGTAGGCGCCACGCCTGATTGCACCCCACTGGAAGCGACGCTGACGGCTTGCTGGCTGTACTGGCCGGCAGCGGGAAGCGTCGCCGATGTCGTGTTGATGCCGACTAGCTCGTTCGTTATGGTGGCGCCCGTTCCTGCCGTGAAGCTACAGAATCCCTGCACATCCCAATCGCCAGCCGTCAAACTGATGCTTGTGAGATTGAGCAGCGTCGAGTTCGTGAAAGAAACGGCCGAAAACGATGCGGTGACGTATTCACCGATAGATCCGGCGTTAGCGTTGTTATTTGTTGGCGTGCCTGCAATGCCGTTCAGCGATGAGACAGTCAGCAGACCGGTCACGCTAAGAGTCGTGAATGCCCCGGCCGCAGGCGTCGTACCGCCGATGGCGGGCGGCGTTGCAAACGCAAGATTAGCGCTATCCCACGGCGTGGCACCGTTGAACGTCGGGCGAACCGAGAACGTCTGCGCCGACGCCCAGGTATTCGTGCCGTTCAACAGCGGGATCGTTGCGCCGCTTGTGCCGGTGTTGACTGTAGCAGCCGTGCCAAGACCGAGATTCGTGCGCGCCGCGGAGGCGCTTGTGGCGCCCGTACCGCCATTGGTGATAGCGAGAGTGCCGGTGATGCCAGTGAGCGGCACAGCGCCCCACACAGGCGCCCCGCTCGGTCCAGTCGAGAGAATCGCCTGCCCTGCCGTCGAGCCTGCCGGGTTGAGCAGCGTGATCGGGTTGAGCGTGGCGCCGAACGCCAGCGACGAGAAAAGCGCGAGCGCGCATACAAAGATTCGTTTCATTATTGGCTTCCTGATTGTGCGAGCAATTCGGTTTTTCGATCGCTTCCTGCGCTGCTGCCGAAGTAATAAGCAATGACGCCCGTCCATGCCGTACCGAGCGAGCCAAGCATCAACATGAGTGCGTCATGCGCAGCAGCCGGAAGCGGATAGAACATCATCACGGCGAGAACACCGAAGAACCCGAGCGTGACGAATAAGGCCAAGAAAGGCGCCGTCATGCTCTTGGTGCTTATCTGCATTTGCCGCGCGCTTACCCGATCCTGAACAGATAGGCTGGCGAGCGTTTCGGAATTCTTGAATCCAGCCTCGGCCATTCGTGCGGCATAGTCCTGATCGGCTTTGCGCATCGCGGCAAGTTGCTCTGGTGTCGCGCCGCTGATCGCCGCGGCGACTGCGTTTTGGCGATCGTCCATCGACGTGTTAGGCGGCGTCGTGATGCCGAATACGGATTCAAGCGCCGTTACTGCGCCGCCCGCGAGCGGACCGCCAACTACTGAGGCGATCGTCGGCGCCAGTTTCGCCACGACGCCGAGCGCGTCTGACCATCCACTCATTTCACACCCCCTTTCGCATCATGTCGGCGAGGCGGAGCGCCCTGCCCTTGACCTGTGTCGCCCAAGCAGATGCGAGCATGCCGTCTGCCGCTGCGTCGTACTTGCCCTGCCGCATGAACACGAGCGTGTTTCGGAACCCGAGAAGCTTCGTGATGCCCAGGTTATAGGCCATGTTACAAATGACGCGCTGCCTGACGTCGTTCAGATCCGTCCACCACGGGAGGTTGCGGTCGAGATCGTGGAAGACGTCTTCGAGATCGTCATCGAGCAGCGAATCGACCTGTGTGTCATTGAGCGGACACTTCCAGCCGGCCGGAAGCGGCTTCGCCTGGAGGTTGTGCCCGACGCCGACCGTATCGATACCCTTCGTGTCCTTGTAGACCGAATACCGAACGCCCTCGTCGCGGCGCAGCTCGGCAATTAGCCGCTTCAGGTTCTCGTCGTTCATTTACGGAATACCTTGTCTCTGATGAGAAAGATCGTCTGGAGCACCGTATAGATGATCGTCGCGACCAAAAGCCAATCCGACAACCCAAGACCTAGCAGCGTCGCTACAGATATTGAAACTGGCGGCATTACCTTTGCCGCGCTGGCCGCGAGATCATTCATTTGTTACCCCGATTGGTCTGTTTTATTTGGAAGGCGTTATGCCGCCTTTTCCTGTAACGACGAAAGAGGAACCGCGTTCGCGGCATCCTGAGCCTGCATTTGCGCGTGTATCTTCCCGAAGACATTCACTGCGACTTTCAGCGGTAATTCGCCGAGCGCCTGAATGATGACCAGCATGTCAGCCTGCGGAAGTTTGATTTCGTATTCCATAATTAACCCACCAGAAGGCGGCGAACCGTGCCGCCCGCGTCGACGATTGAGATGTATCCGGCTTGCGCCACTGCGCCGGCCGTGTATGTGCCAAACTGAACCAGCCCCGAACCCTGCGGAGACAGTTTCAGATTTACGTTCGTATCAGAGCCGTTTGCGGCAACCGTGGCCGCCTGGCCGGTCGTTCCAGCGATGAACGTCAGGTAGTTCGCCGCGTTCGCTGTAGGCGAGAAGTACGCCAGAGGTACGCTGTTTGGGCCAAAGACCTGCAATCCGATGTCGGAAAAGTTGATGCCAGTGGTTTTCGTCGAGTCGACAATCGTCGACAACACACTTGCGGAGGCGAACCCGGCCGGCGTATACCATTGCAAGGAATGGCCCTTCGCCATCGCAACCGCAACGCCAACGCCGTTCGTCCCGTCACACCCGACAAGTGACGTCTGCATGAAGTTGATGCCAACGCCCCATCGCGTCGGGTTGTTGACGATCTGAATGGCTGCTGATGCGTCGTACTGGCGAGCGATGACCAGATAGCGCGTGCTGACCGTCTGCGAGATATTGACGGTGTAGGTTCCGGATGTGATCGTTCCGGTGATGACCGTTCCAGCAGCGACACCGACGCCAGTAACCGAATCACCGTTCTGCGGAACGTAGTTCATCTGCGGCACGACGCCAGAGATGACCAACTGATTACCCGAGATGAACCCGGTACACGTCTCGCCAAGCACGCCAGCTCCAGCGCCACACTGGAGGCCGATCGCGGCACCCTGAGCGTAAGGCGTCGGCGACGAACCCTGTTGCTTCGTGACCAGATCGAATTCGATACAGTAGGTCGTGCCGGCTGCGGCCGTATCGTGGTGCGCTTCGATGTAGACGCCCCATGCGCTCGTCGGCAACGACGCATGATTATTCACGGCGTAGAACTGAGCGCCGATGCACGATGCAAACTGGCTCGTTGCCGTCAGCGATTGAGCGGCAAAGAGCGCGGCATTCGTTCCTTGAGCAGATGGCGCGGCGCTGGTGAGAACGGTCAGCGCCCCATTGAGCACATAGTTCTGGTAGCCATAATCCTGCTCATGAAGCGAGAACCAATCCTGCGTAACCGGGGGGAATGCGCCGTCAGATACCGTCGCGCCACCCATGAAGACGCGATCATTCATGCGCTGGATCTGCGCGCCGTTCTGTGCGAAGAACTGACCCGTACCGGGCTGGTTGATCGCTTCAGTCTGCATCTTGGTGGCAATCGCACCATCGGCGAACTTGGCCGTCGTCACCGACTTGTCGGCCAGCTTCGCCGTCGTCACAGCGCTGTCGACGATCTTCGGCGTCGTGACCGTGCCATCACTCGGCGCACCGACGAGGCGCGATACGCCACCGCGGACATAGACGTTCGACACGCCGACCGGGATCGGCGACGTGAAGACCATTCCGTATCCAGCGATCGAGTATTGGTCCGGGCCCTGGAACGATGCATCGAAGAACACTTCGACGTTAGACGCCGACATGTACTGATTGGCGAGCGTCAGCGCCAAGCTAACGCCAGGCGTGAAATCGACGCCAGCCTTGAAAATCTCGACGTTCGGGCTGATCGCGAGCAGCGCAACGTCATCTTGCGTCAGATAGCGGGAATCCAGCACCGAGATCGGAAGCGCGCGAGTAACGCCATTTGCGTTCTGCCACACCGGCAGCTTGTCGTCGGAGCTTACCGAGCTGGTGACGCAAAGATCATTGATTGTGGTCATTGTTGTACCGTGGCCTCTGCGATTGGGCCGTATTGGCCGGCGATCAGTGCGGCGAAAATGTCGCGCCCGTATGGCATGACGTCTTTAGGAGAGGCCGCGAACTTGACCGGAGCATCCCCGAGCGAAGGGAATACGACGTCGATCACAACCATCGAATACGTCGAGTCGACCCATACCGGATTGGCGATTGAGTGGTAGTCCATTTACGCCGTCCTCACCCACAGATACACAGAATTGCTGACGCTTCCCGTTTGCACCCACGTACCGGGAAGCACAGGAACAGTCGCGGAAATTGTGCCGAGCGCGACAGAGCCAACGCCGAAGGCGACCTGATTCGCTGCGATCGTTGCCTGAATGGTTGCCTGCGTGACCGTCTGCGATCCGTTCACATAGAGCGGAGCAGCCGGCATGTTGTAGCGGCCATTTACAGCGTCCCAGGAAATCGCGCGAGAACCGTCCGGAACAAGACCAAGAAGGCCGCCATTGGAGATCACTGCGCCGTTACAGTTGATGTTTCCGGACGTGGTGAAGACGCCTACAGAATTGAGCTCTGCTCGCGCGGTTTCAGTCGTACCATCCGGGCTAACCAGACGCATCACGACGCCACCGACACCGGGCGATCCGCTGTTATTGGTGATGTAGGTCGAGCCGTCCGAACCATCGGACCAACTAAGCCAGGCGCCCGTTTGATTGTGTGGCGCAGCCTGCGTGGCGCGAACCCATCCAACGTTGTCGAAATGGCTATCCAGGAAATAACGCCCGCCGTCATTTCCGACAATCACAAGCGGCACGTTCTCGGGCGACGTATGGTCTGCGCCGTTATACGCATACATCCCGAAACCAGTCACCCAAACTTGATTCGTGGTGTTCTTGTCGCGCGCTCGAAGATCGGCGAGACTTCCGGCGCTTTGCACGCTCGATGTCGAGATTGCCGTCTCGACCGGATCAGTCTCGTTCAGAGACGCATAGACGAGGCGCCCCGATGCATCGAGAATCGTGATCGAATAAGGAATCTGGCAAAACAGGTGAATCAACGATCCGGCTGCGGCTGCATGGCCGTGCGTCGTCCTGATCGGCTGCGCGACCACGACGGAACCAGCAAGATCGGAAGTTACAACAGACGGGTATGCAACGGGATCAAGTCCCGGCTTCCCGATATAGATGAAGCCCGATTCGAGCGGAGCACCGTACAAATCGGTAAAAAAAGGAAGCGCACGCGCCTCGCTAGTGGCTGCCATAGCAATCCCCCAAAGGTAAGCGAAGCGCCCCGAAGGGCGCCCGAGACACGTTGCTTACGTCTGGTTGAAGAGCATGATCCCGGCCATCTCGGGATTGGTGACCGACACACCGTAGAACGCATCGACACGGTACAGCGACTTGTACGTCTCGATGTGCGCCTGCTTGGTCATCACGATCTCGATGCCTTGATCGGTCGTGCCGCGCATCACTGCAAGTCCTTGGTCCGAAGGAACTGCGAGGCGACCCGGCAGGATTTCGACCGCTTCTTTCTTCCAGAAGCAGTTCACGCCGGTCGTGACCGTGTTGAGCCAGGTGATAGCCGCGCCCGATGCCGGGGTTGCCGTCACGTTCTTGTACGCGAGTTCCGCATCCGTGCCGCCCTGACCCGAGATGATCGCCGGGGTGATCTGAACCGTACCCGTGCCGCCTGCACCCGAAACAATGCCGACGATACGGAAGGTCTTGAGCTGGCCGGTATCGATCTTCGTGATCGGATGAACGTTGTTCACGCCTGCAATCGTGAAGGCATCGCCGACCTTGACCGTGCCCGACGTGACGGTGATTGCCAGCGCCTGGATGCGGTTGTCGACGTTCGACTGCAGCGGGCCAGTCGGCGACGAGGCGAGAGCCTTCGGCGTGGTGAACTGGTTCGCACCGTTGACCGTGACCGTCACGCCAGCAGCAGCAGCCAGACGCGCGAGGTAGTCAGCCTTGAGCACGCGCTCGAAGCCTGCCACTTGGCGGCCGACCGTTGCCATTTCGTAGGCGGTCGCTGCCTTCTGGCCTTCGACCAGATATGCGCGGCTGGCGAGGTTGCCGG